GACAGGTACGGGAACACCGACTCCCACACCAACAAATACTTTAACCGCAACTCAAACAGGTACACCTACACCGACACCGACACCAAGTCCAGAGGCGGCTGATAGTGGAGCAACAGCATATCTTACCGCAGTTGTAAATGCTGGTGGGTCTGTAAATGCCACGATGTCGGCAGCAACAAATACATTTTATACTACAATTAGAAGCGCTGGTATTCTTTCCAAGTTATATCGTATGTATCCTTATATTGGTGGTACTGCAAACTCACACGCAGTTGAAGGTGTTAATCCATCAGTCAATTTAGGAACATTTAATGGTGGTTGGACACACTCTGTATCAGGAGCAACTCCAAACGGAACAAATGGTTATATGACCCAATCACCGACTATCGCTCCAAGTATAAACGCCAATTTTGGATTTGGTGTATATGTAAATGAAACAGAAGGACTTAAAACAGCGATAGGCTCTTATAGTGATAATGGAACAGGCTAACGGACAAGGATACGCTGCGATTTCTTTAGTTGTTGCCACAAGCACTTTGGCGGCAGGGTCAAATGATAGATTAAATGATGTTGTATTACAAACAAGAACCATCAATCAAGGGTTCTTTGCCTCTTCAAGAATAAGCTCAACTCAAAATGTTCTTAAGCAGAATACAGGAACAACAACTATCACAATTACACAAGTATTAGATACACAAGCACAACTTATTGGTGGTAGGAGTGATAATGGAGCACCAGCAGATTTCTTTAATAAACGACTTGCATTTGTATTCCAAGGCAATAACTTAAGTAGTGCTGAATTGGATACTTTATACACTGCAATACAAACCTATCAAACCTCATTAGGAAGACAAGTATAATATGTTAGTAGGACTTTTAACAATAGAACAGAAAGATTCATTAGTGGGACACCATTATGAAGAAGCGAGTTATTTTTATCCAATTCAACAAATAGGTGGAGATTGGATTATTTCAACTCAAGAAATAGATGAATGTACAAATCCTGATTTTGATTGGGTTAAACAATTACCTCTAATTGAGTTTACAGGTTGGATGCCAATCATATCAGGAACGACTGGTTATGTTGGTTCATAAACAAGTAATTATGGATGGTGTTCAATATGAACATTATCAAATAAAAAAGATTGAGTGGGACTTGGAAAGTTTAATTATAGGGGTTATGGTAATCTACTACGATGATGAAAACAAGTTTGGTTCAAAGATAAAAACACACTATTTTAATGTTGGAAACAATATTGACGTTGATGATTTAATTGAAAAAGTAAAAGATATACATGCCACAAGTATTTTATAGGAAACAGTTTAGTGATTATCTTGGAGAACAACGAGCGATAGATGATATTATTACATTTTTTGAGCCTCTCCCATCACCAACTCCAACATCAAGTCCTTTACCGATTACACCTACAACAACGCCTACAACAACGCCTACACCTACAACAACGCTTACAACAACGCCTACACCTACAACAACGCTAACAACAACGCCTACACCTTCCATTACCCCTACAAATACAGGCACACCTACGGTTACACCAACACCGACAAGAACTTTACCACTAACGCCTACACCGACAGTTACAAAAACCTCGACTCCAACACCTACCCCAACTGGTGTTATTATAACATTCGCTAACGTTACATCTGTTGATTGTGGTGGTCTTGTATTATCAGGATATACTTTTGATATCACATTAAATAGCACAAGCGCTACAACAAGTACAGTGACCCTTACAAGTCAATATGCTTGTTTCAATGGTATAGCGGCACCAAGTATATCATCAACTTATTTATTCACACTTGGTGATTTACCTTTTGGTGTTGATTTATGTGATACAGGTATTGGAATATACAATGAGTTATATTATGATAATTTAATTTATAATGTTGGTACTGGAAATTGGGATTGTAATTTAAACATAAGATATAANGGAACGGTAATATCAACAATTCCAACTGTAATTCAATATCCAACAAGTCCAATCGCACCTTGTGGAGCAACTTTAACATTTAATAATACTCAAGAGTTCTTTGTAAAAGAATCATATAAACTATTAACCGAAAACTCTGACTTTATCCAAACAGAAAGTGGAGACGATATAAACATACAAAATTAAAAAATATTAAAATGAGTAATACGAAAATTAGTCAATTACCTCTTTATTCTGGCACCGCTGCGGATTTAAGATGGTTCGTAATGAATAACAGCGGTGAAACAGAAACCTACAAGTTTAGTGGATATTCAAGTCCATTTCTATCTACTGGAACAACAAATAAAGTAATTCAACCAGTAGATGATAAAGCATTATTACAAATTGGTAGTGGTAATACATTTAATGATTATTCAGGGTCAAATCTTAAAAACGCTCTTGTTGTTGGTAATAGAAACAAAGTTGATGGTGTTGCTGATAAACCAGTAATGTTTATTGGTGATGATTTGGATAGTCAGCAGTTCGGTTCTTACGCATTACACATAGGAAACGGACACTACGCATCAGGTTCTTACAATTTAAGTATTGGTGATAGTGGTTTAGAACAGAACGCAAATTATAGTGTGTTGATAGGACACGGCGGAGGTACTCAAGCACATAAAACTTGGGGAACTGATGTGTATAATATCGGACAATCAAACCAATTACAAGGAGTTACTGGTGGTTTTGCTTTTGGTAAAAACCATACAATATCTAATGGTGGTTGGAATGCTATATTTGGTGGTAGTGATAATAGTATTGGTTCAGGAGGTAATTACAACGCTATTGTTGGTGGTAGTAATAATTCATTTGGTATTGGTGTCGCATCAACAACTATAACCGCGGCATATAACAATAGTAATATTCAAGCAGCGAACTTATCTTTTATCGCAGGAACACAAGATAATACAATTACATCTATGGGTTATACTTACGCACTTGTTGGTGGTGGATATAACACAATAAATGCGACAAACAGCTCTGCGGGTAATGCGATGTATTCATCTTATTTTTGTAGTGATACAACAATAAATGATGCTTCAGTTATTGGTAATTCTAACAACTGGTTTAGTGGTTCAAGGAATAGTAATTTAAGTGGTTATGGTAAGTTTAATCATATAACAAACACATATAATTCAAGTATTACAAATAATGCTGGTGCTGATGTTGGAGAGTGGTTTAACAAGATTGATAGTTCATCTGCTTCAACAATTACAACATCTAAATCATCACAGATTATAGGTGGTAAAGGTAATACAATATCAGGTAAAACTGATGTTGTAATGGTTGGAACAAGTGGTAGAACAGCAAATGCTGACTACACAACTTATGTTGAAAACTTACACACATACAGAACCCCATCAACACAGGTTCAACCTGTTTTATCAGGAACTGTATTTACTTGTAATATTGATAATGGTGCTAAATCACAATACTACATTACAGGAACATCAACAATCAACATTACAAATGTTAGAGATGGTGCTTCATTTATGATTAAAACTCAAACTGACGGAAACTATGTAATGACTTGGACTGCTACAGGTGGATATACATTTGTATTTGAGGGTGGACTTAAAGACCCTGGTAATAATAATACAGACATCTTTGTATTTGAGGTATTTGGTAGTGTGATTTACGGAAATAGAAGACATAACTATAGTTAATAAAAAAACATGATAATACTAAACGAAGGATACAATAACGCAAACGCAACCTGTTCAAGAAACAAAAACTTGACTGGTGCAGTTTCTTATTTGTTTGGATTTAAGCACAAACTTTCTCAAGAGGTATGGCGTTTGGTTCCATTTAGAATTCAACCAAGTGTGGGATATTCACCTGGTTATGATTTATTTAGTATTACAATAGACCCAAGTCAACCTGAGGCATATTTGACAGGGGCAACAACAACAGGACAAACAAATGTTCACTTAATTGAAGGTGAGTACTATGTTAAGGTATGGGAACAGTCCGCAGCCTTATCAGGAAACACAAATCCTGCTTTGGCATATGATGTAGTTTATGAGACCATTGCTCAAGTAAACTACTCAGCCTCAACTAACCCTATCACTTACTCTGGAACAAGTGATATTTATAAAATATACGAAGGATGATAAAAGTAGATAAATTAACATTTGCGGTAGATACGCTAACCAATTTCACTGAAGTGGTGAATCGCAACAATGCGTTTGTTAGTTGGGGATTAGATAATATGTTCCCTGAAGAACTATACAGATTGTTGGACATGTCTCCAATTCACAATGCTTGTGTTCGTTCAAAGGTTGATAACTGTTTTGGAGCAGGATATATTAACGATTATAAATGTAACTCAAAACAAACATTAAATGATATTGGAAGACAATTATACTTTGAATTAATTGTTACAGGTAATCTCTTCTTAGAAGTGGTTTGGCGTAAAGACAGAAAAGAAGGTTTGGCAGGTTTTCACATTATCCCATCAAAATATATTAGAGTACACAAGCCAATAGAACTTGGAGCACCAGCAACCAAGTATCTTTATTGTAGAGATTGGATGAATTGGAGAAAAGCGGGATTGGTTGAATTTTCTGAGTTTGACCCAATGAACTTTACTGATAGACAAATTGTTCATATTCGTATGTTCCAACCAGGTTATGATTACTATGGAGCACCTGACTATCTATCTACCATCAACGATATACGTTTAAACCACCAAATAACGGTCTACAATCTCGCCAATTTGATTAATGGAGCAAACCCTTCACTATGGGTCCATTTCAACACTCCTGCTCCTGATTCTGAAAATGAACAAACTCAAATCTTAAGAAACATTGAGAACCGTTATCAGGGTTCAGAAAATGCGGGTAGGGTAATTGTATCTTATGGTGATTCAAATGAAAAACCTGACATCACACAAATCGCATCAAACCTTCAACAAGGTTTCTATTCTGAAGTATTTGAGTTGGTACAAAAACAGATTTTATCAGGACACAAAATTGTGGACGGGTCTTTGATTGGATTACCAAATCCTGGTGGATTCACATCATCTGCTGACCAATTACAAACAGCCTATCAATTATTCCTTAAGACATCAATTAACCCATTGCAGACATTTATGAATCGTGAGTTAAAAGATGTGTTTGAATTAATCTATCCTGGTCAAGAAATAGATTTGACCATAACCCAACAAAATATAATTTAATATGGTTTATAATGTTTTATTTATCTCAGAAACCAAACTGAAAGATAACACTCCGATTACCGATAACGTGGACTCTTCTGAGTTAAGATTTGCCATTCAACAGGCCCAAACAATTCAAATCCAAGAAACACTTGGAACAAACCTGTATGATAAATTACAACAATTGGTTGATACTGGTGACATTAACTTGGCAGGAAATGTAAGATATAAAGCATTGTTGGATAACTACGTTCAACCGACTTTGATTGCATTCTCTTACTACTTGGCATTAGACAACTTTTGGGTTAAGTTTATCAACATTGGATTGGTTCAGAATAGAAGCGAACAAGGAAATCCTGTTGATTTAAAAACATTACAATATCTTAAGACCAACGCCGAAAATCAGGCAGAGTTTCAAAATAATTTGATGAGACGACATTTGATATTCCGTTCAGGTTGGTATCCTGAATACAACAATGGAAATCTTAACGATGGTCAATTACCACCACAGGTTAAAACTGCATTCACATCACAGATTACCATGCCTGGTACCTCCTACTATTGGGGAAGAAACTCTTCTTTCAATGCGATGGGTCCACTATGTGCTGGTTCAACCCTACCAACCTGGTACGGAAAAGCAAACAACTCTTAATTGTCTTTAATGGTTAAGATGTGTTCATCCACCTTTTCCATTAACTCAACCATATCTTTTGAATATCCTTCATTGATGAACTTTTCCATCATGGTGGATACTTTGATTAAATCAACCATAGTTGGTTTCTTGCCGATTAAATTGAAATAATTAACCGCTGTCGCAATCTGTGATTGTCTGATGATTAAATCCTGTTGTCTTGTATTTTTTTCCATATTAGTATTTGTCTGCTAAGTGTTGTTCGTATGCTTCTTGTTCTGCTTCAAGTTGTCTCTGTCTGTACAACTCATATTGGTAATCTTCATCTCCTGATACTTGATTGAAAAACTCAGTAATCAGTTCATGTAAATCCATTTGTTCGTATTGTTTTTTCGTTTCTCCCATCTTATTTGATATTAATTGTGATGTATATTGTCCAAGTACCATTTGTCATATTCTTGTGAACATAACTAACATGATGTCTTAATTCTTTTAACATATCAACTGGTACTTCCAATGATTGAACTGTCCTTTTGTTTCTTTTAAACTGTATAATTAACTTATTTTCCATAGTCCAAATATAGTTGAAATTTTTTATTGGGTCAAATTGGAAAACAAAATTTTCGTGAATTTTTAAAGTCCCAGAAAATTGGTCTATGGGTAAAAAAAAGTGGGAGACCATTAACTCCCACTCTAACTTTGAAACAGGTCACAACACCTTAATGGTTTTAATATCTATTTCTTTTTTACAACATATCCCCTACAAGTTTTGGTTCTCCCATATAACGCATCGTTCAACGATGAACGACACACCTGTAAGAACTCCTGTGTTTCTTTAATAGTATCAAACTCATACATAACAACACCGTCTTTGATTAGTTGAACTGGATACGTTTTACCACTCATTTTTGTTATATGGTGAATAACAAAGTTAGGGTCATAAGAAACAAAATATCCATGATACTTAACAAATCCTGATAGTTGGTGTTTATTTGGCTCTTTACCAAACTCTTTACCAATACTCATTAATGATGGATATTCTTTAACAAGATTATTATTGTCATCAAACATATAAACTTTTTTTCTACTTGATACACGATATAGGTTTGACTCTTTAACTTTACCTATTTCAGAGTTCAAGAGGTTGTCTATATGTTGTTGGACGCTTTCCATTTTCTTACGATTACTTTGACTGTTGACCAACTAACATTACTTTCCTCTGCTAT